TTTAATTTGGTAATTTCTATTATGAATCATCTTCAAAATATCCTGCAGATAATTTAAAAGTACATCATAATATTCCACTTTTAAAGATGCTTGGGAAAGACTTTCATCTGCATCCATATATTTTTGAAGTGTGTCTTTATCCCTTATTTTTTTAGGAAAAGGATTTTCTATATAAACATCAGGATCTGCCTTTCCCGTATAATACTCATACTTTTGATGTCTTATATTTCTTTTTTGTTGCTCTGACTTTTTTTTAAGAAGTATGATATTATTGTACATATCATAGTATTTTGCATGAAGTGTAGGAGTATTCAAAGATTCTGTATGTAAATTATCTGGATCTATTATTGAATCTTTCTCCCACATTTCTTGTATTTTTTCAAGATTTATCATAATTTATTTTGTTGGATTTAATGGTTTTCCTGTTCTATCTACTATATTATACATCATATATTTAAATGATACATCCGCAGTAAAATATTCTTCATCAGCATTCGTAGCATCAAACTGCAAAGTACTTAATTGGTACGGAAACATTGAACTAAATTTAATATTAAAATTAAAATTTTTATTGCTGTTTAGAACAAGTAAAGTACCATCAGAATATAGATTCATTTGAGAATTGTATGGTTGCTCAAATTGCTCATTTGTTTTTTGCCAATCATATATTTCTTTAAGTGATTCTGGAAATCCAAGACCTCTCATCCAGTTTTGAATTTCCATGTAATTTTCGAGATTTTCATCTACAAGAAATCGTAAAGTGAAATCTTCAAATTCCATTTTATCTCCAGGAACTGGAATATTGTTTAGGTAATTGGGTTGTTCAGTAACTCCTAATGTGATAGAAGGAATGTTTGCAGTATTTGAAAAAAAAGCAACTTTTGGTGCTCTATTGAGAGTGAATTTAAATCCTACTGAAGATAAAAAATTTCTATTTTCTATTTGACCTTTAAACATTGTTTTTTAAGTATTTAGTTAGTATTGACTATGATTAATAATCATAATATATAATATGCAATAATTACCTGAAATGTTTAATGAATCTTAAGCAATATTTAAATGAAAATTGGAGCAGATCAAGTTTTATTAAACTATCTTTAAATAAAACTTTAAAAACTCAAATAGAAAATCAAACTCAATTTTTAAACAAATATTATCAAAATCCACCACTAAGAACTCGTGCATATGTAATTGTAAATGACATTTCAGAAGATACAATTCCTAAGTGTAAATGTGGATGTGGTCAAGTATGTGGAATTGATAAAACATATACTGAAAATGGTTTTAGACTTTATGCAAACTCTACTTGTTCTCGGAAAGATAAAACTATAGATAAAGACTCCAAATTAAAACTTGAAGACTATAACTGGATTTACGAACAACGAATAACTTATAAAAAGTCTATAGAAGATATTGCAAGTCAATTAAACATATCTACTATTCCTGTTGTAAAATACCTCAAATATCATAAACTTGACAATTTAATTGATGCTAGAAGAAGAAATAGTTTAAGCATAAGTATTTTGAGTGATAAAGAAAAACTTCAAAAACTTTATGAAAGCAATTTAACTTGTGAACAAATTGCTAAAAAATTTGGAACAACAAAATCAACTGTTTCTCGTTGGTTGAATATTTATGGAATTGAAACGCGAGAATCAAATTCTTATGATAGAAAAATTATAAGAGTAAGTAAAGAAGAAAATAATTTATTTGAATATGTGCAATCAATCTATAATGGAAAATTAATTCAGTCTAACCGCTCAGTACTAAATGGAAAAGAATTAGATATTTTTATTCCTGAAAAAAAACTTGCAATAGAATACAATGGACTATATTCTCATCAATATAGACCAACAGAAACCAGAGAATGTTTAATAAAAGGAAAGTCTTATCATCTACAAAAAACATTATCCTGCGAAAAAAAGGAAATACAACTCTTACAGTTTTATAGTGATGAATGGAACTTTAAACCTGATATTGTAAAATCAGTAATTTCAAGTAAATTGGGATTAAATCAAAAAATTTATGCAAGAAAATGTGAAAAAATAATTTTAGAAGTACAAGATAAAAATAAATTCCTTAACGATAATCATATGCAAGGTGAAGATAAATCAAAAATTAAAATGGGTCTTATTTACGATAAAGAATTAGTTTGTATAATGACTTTTTGTAAATCTAGATTTAATTTGAAATATGAGTGGGAATTATCTAGGTTTGCAAATAAACAAGGAATTAATGTGGTGGGTGGATTCAGCAAATTATTGAAATGGTTTAGGGAACAATATGATGGAAATATAGTTTCTTATGCTGATAGAAGATATTCTAATGGAAATGTATACCTTAAAAATGGATTTGAGATTGTGAGAATTAATTCACCTTCGTATTATTATATTGATAAAAACTGTTTAAAAAGATATAATCGTATGAAGTTTCAAAAAAAACTTATAGGTGCTTATGATTGTACTGAGTATGAAAAAGCAAGAGAACTTGGATATAATAAAATATTTGATTGTGGTACTATTTGCTTTGGTTTGCAATAAAAAAGGGAGGATTTCTCCTCCCAGTATTGTTTAATCTCAAATGAGACTCACATAAGATTTTTAACAAGTATACGACGGTAGTAAGTATTGCTACTTGCAGTAATTCTACCGAGACCTTGAGTAGCACCTTCTGCGAATGGATTAGCAACAAGTCCATAACGAGTCTTAAATCCAATTTTTGGTTGGAAACTATTCTCACCAACGGCACGAACCATCTGTAAAGGTACATAAGGACAATAGAATAGTCCAGCGTCATAAGGAGAAGAACCCTTATAACCAACAACATAATATTGGTTGGAACTTACGTTCGCAGCATAAGGATCAATATATACGCGGAACTTGCCGAGTAGAACACCGGCAAAGGTATTACCAGTGTCGTCTACATTGAGGTTCGCATTTAGAGCAGGAGTGTAATCAAGTACACCAGCCATGCTTAGAGCAGAGGCAACATCAGCGGAACACATGATAACATTACCCTTCCCTCTACGAGTTTGCTGGGCGATAGCGTTAGCATCACGCTCAATCTGGAAGAGTAGACCCTTGAACTTCTCAACGCTCCAACGACCGTTTGAGTCAACATCAAGGTCAAATACACCAGCAGTTGCTACATTTGCTTCAGCACCAGGCTTAGCAACTTTGTAGATGGTACGAATTACTTCTCTATTGATTTCTGCAAGGATTTCAGTAGAAAGAATATTCGCAAGTTCTGCCTCGGCGTTTAGACCGTGAATTGCCTTGAGGTCTTGAGCGAGTTCAAGTGAATACTCGGCCTTTAGTGCTCTTGACTTTGCTTCAACTAGAACTTTCTCAATAGAGAAGTTCATTTCGTTGAACTGAGGACCACCATCTTGACCTAGTGCTTCAGAATCGGCAGTCTGCATACCTTGACCAGTTGTATAAGACAACTGACCATTAGGATTAAGAAGACCTGGATTGTCATTAGAAACACCATGAGCAACGCTTGCATTGGTAGTACCGAAACCTACAGAAGCACCATCATCTACTGCACCTGTATAGTTACCTTGAGTTGCACTACCATTGCTGTTCTGAGCAGAGAAAGCAGTATTTACTTCGTTGTAGAAGGTCTCATTATCACCAGTGCGTTGATCACCATAGCGTGAACGCATAGCAAAGATAAGACCAGTAGGTCCTGTCATTGGTTGAACGCCAGCGAGGTCATAAGCGACCAAGTTAGGCATTGAACGACGAATTAGTGAGATTAGAACTGGATCAAAACCTGCAACTGGACCACCAGGAGTGGATCCACCACTGAAACCACCAGTTCCAGCAGACATAGTTGGAGCTTCAGTAAGGAATTCTCCGTGTGAGAAAGAATTCTGCTCTCTTAAAAATTTTTCTTGGTTTTCTAGCAAGACAGCGGTTACAGCCTTTCTGTGTGAATCTTTGATGGGATCAAGACCATCATAGTTCAGAAGTGGTGCCCACTTTTCTTGCAATTTTTCTGATTGAAACATTGCTTTTTACCTTTGTAAAATTGAAATTGTTTTTGTTTGATTTAATATTGAATTCAGCGTTTTGCAACTGCCGAAAGAGTTCTTAAGTAAGCATTCATTGAATCTGAGTGATACTCAGGTGCAATGTCTACTCCTTCAGATAATGTTTCCGTTGTTGCTGATGGAGAAATTATTCTTGAAGGAAAATATGATTCCTTTAAAGTCTCCAATTTTTCACGATATTGTGATTCACTTTCAAACTCAACACTTTCGGAAAGTGAAGCGAGCTTTTCCTTCTGAGTGAAAGCAAGTCCCTCAGAAATTTCATCAAAGATTCTATCAGCAACCGACTCAGAAAGACGCTTGTTGAGTGAAATATTCTTTTCAATTTGCTCGTTGAGTTTAGTCTCCATATCATCAAGTTTTTCTACCATACCTTCAAGCACATTATATTTTTCTTCAGGGATTGATACATAATGTTCTTCAAAAAGTTGCTTAAGACCACCAAGGAATGATTCAGTTAGTTCTTCCTTGAGACCTGTTTCAATAGCAAGAGCGTTTTCATTTACCCACTCTTCAGAAACATATTCTAGATAAGCATCTAAACGCTCTTCTAGTTCTTCTTTAATTACTTGAACTTCTTCTACGAGTCTTTCTTCGTATTGAACTTCAAATGCTTCACGAATTTCGCTAACTTTAGAACGAAGAGCAGACTCAAAAATTGTTCTTGCTTTTTCTTGGAATTCTTCTGAAAGATCTTCCCCGTAAAGTAGAGCGTTGACATCTTCCTCAATGTCAAACTCTTCTTTCATTTCATCTTCGTCCTCATCATCTTCGTCCTCATCATCTTCTTCATCTTCATCTTCATTCTTGGACTTTTTCTTATCTTCTTTCTCTTCTTCAGAGATTAAATCTTCATCTTCAGAATCTTCTTCTGAAATTAGATCCTCATCATCAAGTTCTTCTTCTTCCTTTACGGCATCAGATTTTTTTAGACCCTTCATTGGATCAGCAGATTTAGCACCTTTATTTACTACATCCTTAACCTGCTTAAGACACGAACCAGCATCTTTAAGTTTTGCTGAATCATCATCGGACTTATAATTTTCTGGTGTAGGACCACCTAAGTCTTCCCAACTGCCAGTTTGACCATCGGGAATACCTGTAGTAAGCTTCTGCATAGGATCTGCTGATTTGGCATTAGCATTCACAGCAGTTTTGGATTGCTTTGTGCCTACTTCCATTTCCTGTAAGTTTTTACCACGAGACATTTGTAACTCTCCGTTTAACCTTTGTTAATAACTATATTTATTTATAATTTAATAAATTACAAAGAATTTAAGAAATCATTAAATAGATTTAATTTATTCTCTTCTAATTGTTTAGAATCAACTAGAGTATTAATTCTTTTTTTCATTCTTAAAACTTTTTGCTCAAGAATACCATTATTCCATATCCACTCAACACCTTCCATGATTCCAGATACAAATGCATCAGGGGCAGAAGGATCTGCAACAATATCGGCAGCGGTGGCAAGCATAAAATCCTCACCAACTTCTTTATATCCTTTATTGTTCTCTCTTAATGAACCAATACCACGAGAAGAAACGCCAAGACAGACTCCATCATTAAGAAGTGATTCTGCAATTTTACCCATAGGAGTTGATAAAATTTGTGCCTTTCCAATCCAAGTATTACCTTTTTGTTCAAGACAAACAATTTTATGTGAAACACGATCTAAATTTACAGTAGGACCATCGGGATGTCCTAGTTCACCAAGAGCACGACCTTTTTGAATATAATTTTCATTATATCGTTTTACTTCTCTTTCCATAATAGAAAATGGATACATTCTCCCATTTCTATTTACACATTCTGATTGTAAAAAAGGTCCTGTTATATAAAGTCTTTTATTACTGCCAGTTCCTTCAGTGAGAACTTCAACTTTTTCTATTTCTTCGGTGATTAGTTTCATTTGCTTAGTTGGTAAATCCTACTTTAGATGCTTTAATTGAAGATGTTGAATATATTACTTCAGTTGGAAGTTTTTCTAAAAATTCAACTGAATTACCTGGCATTGTAAATTCCAATGCAGAAGATGCTCCAACTTGAGTAGCAACCCCAACAGTG